ATGATTGATTGTTCAAAAACAGAGAATTATTTCGCTGAAAAGCGAAGAATGACGAAAAGAGCAACAAAGAATGGGCTATGTAAACTTGGCTGCTCTAACTGCCCTTTATGTAGCATAAATAACAATAAAGGGCAATCATGTACAGCTTTTGAAATGCTTTATCCTAAAAAAGCAATAGAAATAGTGCAGAAATGGTCGAATGAGCATCCGCAAAAGACATTTCTTACAGAGTTTTTGAAAAACTATCCTAATGTCCAGCTTTATGATACTGGAATACCTAAAGGCATATGCCCATATCATTTGGGACTAATGAACAAAGATGATTGCAGAAAAGACCATTACTGTCTTGGATGTTGGAATCAGCCTATTAAGGATGGTGAAGAGTGATGGAAATTATGTACAACGAAAAAACAGGGAAGTTTGAAGTTGCTAAAAAGCCGTATAAGACCGTTGAAATTAGATGTGAAACCGAAGAAGATTACAACAATTTTGAAAAAATACTTGAGTTAAGTAAGTCGAGAAAGCCTATTCTGGCTGATGAACAGGTTATCCGTTATGTGACTACATATGAGTGTCCTAACTGCGAAAGGCAATTCACAGGCAAAGGCTTATTGAATTACTGCTATCATTGTGGGCAGAGGTTGGATTGGTCAGATGAAATGGAGTGTGAAAAATAATGGCATTCCCTGAAAAGCTAAAAGCGTTAAGGCTTAAAAATGGATTAACGCAAGATGAGTTGGGTGAAAAGCTCTATTTGAGCAGAACAAGTATATCTTACTATGAGCAGGGAAAATTTGAGCCTAATATCGAAACCATAATAGCTGTAGCGGATTTATTTAACATCACAACAGATGAATTGTTAAGATAAGGAGTGATATAGAATGAAATATTATTACAAATTGATTAACAATGAAACAAATGAAATAGAGTGTTATATAAAAAGTCCTGTGTATATAATCCCTGAAAACCTTTGTGATGTATTTGAACTTAGTGGATATCACGCTGTAAATTGTACAAAACAGGAATACGATGAAGAAGCATATGATGAAAATTTAAATGAGGAGTGAGCAAGAATGAAAACCCATATAACTAAAGAACCTGCTGACATATGTGAGTATTATACACAAGATTGTAATATATCTTTTCTCGCTACCGTTATATATCACCCACCTAAAAATAGTCATAGGAACGCACCTTGTCCTTGTGGAAGCGGAAAGAAATATAAAAGATGTTGTTTGATAAAGGATAACAGGCAAAATGACAAACTTTGAAAAAATCAAACAGATGTCAATTGACGAAATGGCTCGGAGTAGTATGTTGTTTTTTGATTGTCCATACGGAGCGACACCCTATGTTGGTTGCGTAACGGGTAAAAAATACAATTACAGTTGCATTGACTGTACAAAACATTGGCTTGAAAGTGAGGTAGAAGAATGAAAGATATTAAAAACATTACCGTTAATTACGATAACAATGAAAGCAAGACGATCACAAAGGGACTTGTTATTGATTTTGGTAAACTTGATAACGATGAGGGCGATGTTTGCTTTAATATGTGTAACATCAAAGGTAAGGATTTGCATTTGATTGTAACCGCTGTTGTTGCGTTGGGGCAGAAATTTGGTATGCTTGACGAGGAGCGTGAAGTAGATTGACGGCTAAACCGATAACAATTACTTGTCAGAGATGCGGAGTTGAAGTTATTACACTTTGCACTAAAACAAAATACTGTCCGATTTGCCGGAAAGAAATCCTTAGCGAGAAGGCAAAAGAAAGAGAAAGAAAAAAAGCGTCATCTAAAAAATCTAAAATACCATTCAGACCATTGACCGATATTTCTGAATTTCTATTTTGCAAATATGATTTTCTCGGTGAATCTGTTAAACAGATTGCAAAAGATTATGAACGCAATCCTTCTCAGGTTCGACAAGTGATTCAAACAGCAAAAGCAAACGGAAATTATCAGAAGCACATTGACAAGTACAAAGCTATGATAGGACGATAATTAAATGAGAACTTTCGATTTAACTTTCGCTCGACGGCTTGAGCAAGCAATGACCGAACGGAATATTTATCCTTCGGACCTTGCGCGTAAGTCCGGAGTGAGCCGGTCAAACATTTACAATTACATAGCAGGGACAAGTCAACCGTCAGCGTATAATGTTAAGCGAATAGCTCTGGCATTATCAACATCGGCGGATTGGTTGCTTGGCTTAGTGGATTAGAAAAACAGTCCCTTACTTGGGACGCAAAATAGTTTAAAATAGAGTTATGATGCAAGAGGACAATTGCATTGTAGCTCTATTTATTTTTGGTGGTGTACGGTATGGCTAAGGCATTTGCCATAGGATTTTACAAGTCTAAAAAATGGCAGGACTGCCGACAAAGTTTTATCGCAGAACGAATGCTTGTTGACGGCGGATTGTGTCAGCTGTGTAAAGAGCGACACGGTTTTATCGTGCACCATAAGATCATGATTAATGAGAGCAACATAAGCAATCCTGATGTTACTCTCAATTACGACAATTTATTATATGTGTGCAAAAAATGTCACGATGATTTGCCGGGGCACGGGATAGGTGGGTGCGAACCGAAAAAATATTTTTTTGATGAGAGCGGAATGCTCCGACCGATTATCCCCCCCGTTGAAAAATCGGAAACCGGTAACCGTAGGACCGAGGGGGGCAGTTAGATTTTTTGCGCGCCTTACATATAGCCCCCCTCCCCCCAAAAACTTGTGTGAAAGGACGGTGACTTGTAAAATGACTGACGAACAAAAGGAACAAAGAGCGATTAAGCGAGAGATAAAGCGATTAACGGAAATCTACAAGGACATAGAAGTTAAGAGAAAAGACCTCGCTGTTGGTCTCATTGAGAATGCGGCGTTCACTCGAATCAGACTGAAAGAACTGCAACAGGATATTGCGATTTATGGCTTAACTGAACTATTTTCACAGTCGGAAACACAAGAGCCGTACTCACGCAAAAGACCTGAGGCGGATTTGTATAACACAATGCTCGGCAACTATCTCAAATACATCAAACAGCTCAACGATATGCTCCCGAAAGTGACCGAGGCAAAGATTGCGACAACAGACGGCTTTGACGATTTTGTCGAGGGGCGTGACAAGCTTTGAAACGCTATCCATTAAGCTATAATCCGATACTTGAATATTACGAGCAGATAAAGAACGGCAAGGTTACTGTTTGCGACAAGATACGCAAGTGGTACAAACATTTAAGCGATAAGGTGATTAATCCGACAGACGGCTATCATTACGAAGCTAAGCGAGGAAATCACATCATTGAATTTGTTGAAAACTATTGCCGACATAGTAAAGGCAAAATGGGCGGTCAGCTTGTAAAGCTGGAACTGTGGGAAAAAGCGTGGCTTGCGGCGACATTTGGCTTTGTAGACGATGACGGTATAAGACAATATAACTTATCTGTGCTGATTATCGGAAAAAAGAACGGCAAGTCTTTGCTTGCCTCTGCAATTGGTTTGTATATGCTCATCGGTGACGGTGAACCCGGTCCCGAAGTGTATGCAGTCGCCACAAAGCGTGACCAAGCCAAGATTATATGGCAGGAAGCGAAACGAATGGTTCGCAAGAGTGAAACTCTGCTAAAGCGAATTAAACCACTGCTAAATGAATTGAGTTCAGAAGATTACAACTGCGGAGTGTTTAAGCCGCTTGCTTCTGATTCAGATACACTCGACGGATTGAATGTACATTGTTGCCTTATGGACGAACTCCACCAATGGAAAAACGGCAGACAGTTGTATGACATTATGGCAGACGGTACCATCGGGCGAGACCAACCGCTTATTCTTGTTACAACAACAGCCGGAAAAATCAGAGAGGACATCTACGATGAAATCTATGACGATGCTGTCCGCACCACGAACGGCTTGTTTGATGATGTAGGTTACAAAGACGAACACAGCCTTTACATCATCTACGAGCTTGACAAGCGTGAAGAATGGGAAAAGCCCGATTGCTGGGAAAAGGCAAACCCGGGGCTCGGCACGATTAAAAACCGAAATGCTCTTGCAAGCAAAGTCAAGAAAGCGCAGGCGAATCCGTCGCTTGTACGCAACCTTGTATGCAAAGAATTTAACATAGCCGAAACATCAACAGAATCGTGGCTTAATTTCGAGGAGCTTAACAACGAAACAAAATTTGATGTAAAGGAACTCCGTCCGACCTACGGCATAGGCGGCGCAGACCTATCAAGCACAACCGACCTTACGGCGGCCAAGATGTTGTTTCGAGTGCCTGACAATGAAAATATTTTTGTATTGTCAATGTACTGGATACCTGCCGACCTCGTAGAGAAAAAAGTAACCGAGGATAAGATACCGTATGACAAGTGGATAGAACAGGGCTTTATGCGTACTTGCCCCGGTAATAAGATTGACGCAAGTGTTGTCACGGCGTGGTATCAAGAACTGCAAGACGAATACGATATTTACTTGTGGAAAGAGGGCTATGACGCTTGGTCAGCTCAGATGTGGGTTAATCAGATGATTGACGCTTTCGGTCCTACTGTTATGGAAGCGGTACATCAGGGCAAGAAAACACTGTCTGCCCCGATGAAAGCCCTTAAAGCAGACCTTGTAAAGAAAAGAATAATTTATAACAACAATCCAATTGATAAATGGTGTCTTGCAAACACCGCAATAGATGAGGACAGAAACGGTAATATACAGCCAATTAAGACCTCAAAGTCAACAAGACGAATTGACGGTACTGCGGCATTGCTTGACGCTTACACGATATATTTTGAGTACGAAGATGAATATCTAAGCATTGTTTAGGAGGTGAGAAAATGGGAAAATTCAAAAACTTTTTAAATTCTGTTCGCAATGTCAGAAAGACAAAGAATTTTTCAAGGGTTGAACTTGTCACGCAGAACAATTCAAATTTCTTCTTGTGGGGCAACAGGGCATATGATTCCGACACTGTCCGAGCTTGCGTTAACGCACAAGCTCTTAGATTCTCGAAATTATCCATTAAACACATAAGAGAAACAATCGTTGACGGCGGAAAAGACTTGTTAATCAATCCAGAGCCTTACCTCAAATTTTTGTTGGAAGAGCCGAATCCGTACACAACAATGGATATGCTCCTATATAGGACAAGCACACAGTTATCGTTATCGGGCAATGCTTTTTGGCTAATAATTAGGGACGCAAACGGCTTGCCCACAGAATTGTATTTTATTCCTGCAAAATCAGCGACTGATTTATACGATACAGACGGCAATCTTGTTTATGAATTTATTCTTGCGAACGGCAAGACCTACCGTTTTGCCTCCGAAGATGTCATACATTTGCGTGATGACTTCGCCGAAAACGATATATTTGGCAGTGGAAAATTCAAGGCTCTTGCTCCTCTGCTTGAAATTGTTGAAACAACCGACAGCGGTATCATCAGCGCTATCCGAAATTCAAGCGTAATTAAATGGTTGCTAAAATATACCTCATCGTTGCGCCCTGAGGACTTGAAGAAAAACGCAAAAGCGTTTGCTGATAACTACCTTAACATCAGCAACAGCTCCGTGGGTGTTGCGGCAGTTGACGCAAAGGTTGATGCAAATCAGATAACCCCGAACGACTATGTTCCAAATGCTTTGCAAATGGACAGAACCAAAAACCGAATCCTTGAGCTTTTTAACACTAATGTGAAAATTATCACATCAACAGCGAACGAAGATGAAGAAAACGCCTACTTCGAGGCGGTGATTTCGCCTAAGATTATTCAGCTAAAAAACGAGCTGACACGAAAACTTTTCACACGGAGGCAACGAGGTTGTGGAAACTACATAGCGGTCGGTTCGTTCAATCTACAATCCGCAAGCCTTAAAACAAAGCTAAATTTTGCGGGAATGGTTGACCGTGGAGCAATGCTCCCAAACGAATGGCGCGAATCACTTGGACTTGCTCCTGTTGCGGGCGGAGACACTCCGCTCAGAAGATTAGATACAATTGCGGTCGATGAAGGAGGTGAAAACGATGCCGAAAACAATTGACATTAAAGGCCCTATCATTACGAATGATGATAAGTGGATTTACGACTGGTTTGGAGTAGCCTCTTGCTGTCCTGCTGACATTCGTTCTCAGCTTGATGATGTGGCGGACGATGAGGGCGTGCAGGTTATCATCAATTCGTCAGGCGGTGACATTTTTGCCGCCTCTGAAATTTATGATATGCTTGCTGAAAGCAAGGCGACAATCAAGGTTGTTTTTGCCGCGTCCGCCGCATCATACATCGCTTGTGCGTGCAAATCTGAGATTGTGCCGACAGGTATGCTTATGATTCATAATGTTTCAAGCTACGCCGCAGGGGACTACAACGATATGGCGCACGAATCAGGTGTGTTGCTTAAAGCAAGCAAAGCCGTTGCGACTGCATACAGACTTAAAACAGGTATGACAGAAGATGAACTTATCGGACTTATGGATAATGAAACTTGGCTTACTGCCAATGAGGCGGTTGAAAAAGGTTTTGTTGACAAAATTACCGAATATGCCGAAAAGCCAAAAGAGGTTAAACTTGCGGCAAGCCTTAACGGTCTTATTCCTGATACAATCATCAAACAGATGAGGAACGAAAAAACACAGCTTACAGCAAAACTTGAATTACTTAAACGAAAGGAAGTTGAAGAATGAACAAACAGGAATATCTCGACAAGAGAAATGCACTCTATGATAAGGCTAAACAGCTTATCGCAGAGAACAAACTCGCTGAGGCGAGAGAGGTAACACAGCAGATTGATAAACTTGACAGTGAGTTTGAAAAATCTGCCGTGAATAAGGCAAATGAAAACGCAGAGGAGGGAATCAAAATGCCTGCACCATTCGAGAATCACAAAACAAAAATTGACCTCACAGATGAGGGCGAACAGGTAACAGATATGTACGCAACGCTTGAATACAGAAAAGCGTTTGCGAATTATATTCAGAACGGCGTACCCGTGCCACAGAAGTTTGCTAACACAGCGGCACAGACAACATCGGGTACTGCGGCGGCTATCGTGCCGACCACAATGTATCAGCGTTTAATCGTTGAACTCGAAAAAGTCGGCGAGATTTACGCAAGAGTATTTAAGACAGCTTATCCGACTGCACTCCTTGTTCCTACACAGAACATCAGACCGACAGCGAGCTGGGTTGACGAAGAAAAGGGTTCTGACCAGCAGAAGGTTACAACTGACAAGGTTGTGTTTGCAGGTTATAAGCTTGAATGCAAGGTTGCATTCTCTCTCTTCATGACAAAGACTGCCCTTGATACCTTCGAATCGCAGTTTATTGACCAGATTAAGAACGCAGTTGTTAAGGCTTGCGAAATGGCAATCATTAAGGGTTCGGGTTCAGGTTCGCCAACCGGCATTCTTTCATGCACTCCGCCTGACGGTCAGACAATCGAGATTGCAAAAACCGGCAAGCTTACATATTCAACACTTTGCTCTGCTGAGGCGGCTCTTCCTGCTGCATACGATGATGCTGTATGGCTTATGACAAAGAAGTCATTCTTCGCGTTTATGGGTATCACAGACAGCAACGGTCAGCCTGTCGCTCGTATGTCTGAGGGTCTCAACGGTAAGCCGTCACTTACCCTTTTCGGTCGTGCTGTTATCCCAACAGACGGGTATATGGATTCGTACGCTGACACGGTTTCAGCTGACACAACCTTTGCAATGATGTTTAATCTCAACGATTACATCTTCAACGAGGTAATGGGCTTAAGCGTCAAGAAGTACGAAGAGGACGACACCGATAACACAGTCCTTAAAGCCGTAATGCTTGCAGACGGTAAGGTTGTGGACACTCACAGTCTTGTTAAGCTCGTTAAGAAGAGCGCTTAAAAGAGGTTTGAATTATGGCAGTATCCAATGAAATTGAATCCGTAAAGGTTTCGCTCCGTATCAATACGGTGCTGTTTGACGATGAAATATCTGCCCTCATTGATTCTGCCAAAAGTGACATGGCAGGTGCAGGAGTTGATGTCAACGACAAAAACTCAACTGCACTTGTTATGCAGGCAATCAAATTCTATTGCCGTGCTTATTTTTCGGTTACCGCCGACAGCGAATGGGCACGGCATTACGAAGAATTGCGCGATGCAATGGCTGCGAGAGGAGCGCAAACATAATGAATGCAGATACTCTTGTTAAACTTGTTGAAAAGTCAGGGCAAACAACCAATGACATCGGCGAAATTGTGTATCAGGAAAAGCTCCGAACGATTTATGCACAACGCAAATATGTTCGACAATCTGAATTTTTTCAGGCACAGGCGAACGGGTTGAAACCCGAATGTATGCTTGAAGTCAACTCGTTTGAGTACCACAACGAAGAATTTTGTTATCTCGAAAATAAGAGGTTTAAGATTTATCGTGCGTATGAGATTAAAGGCACAGAGCGTACGGAGCTGTATTTAACGGATGTGGTAGGTGAGAATAATGTCTTTGCCTAAAGCAGTTAAAATCACAAAAAACGGCGTTGAGATAATCAGCAATGTTGACCGCATTCAGTACACACTCAAAGAGCTTGAACGAGCCGCTCTGCGTGATGTTGGCAAGTTGGTATGTAAACGGTCACGACAAAAAATAAAACGCAGGACGGGACGCTTGGCGAAAAATACACAGTATTGGGTACGCTCAAAGCAAAAAATTCCTGACTTGCAGGTAGGATTTAAGCCGGGCGGATTTTACGGCTTGTATCAAGAAATCGGTACAAGCAAAGCTCCAAAAATCGGAGCATTGAGCGATGCCGCCGAAAGCCATATCAAGGACATCATAAAAATTGAACAACAGTACCTCAGTGCCGTAGGTACAGAAGAGGCAGAACGCAAATTGAACGAGGGGGAATACAGCGGTGAATAGCATTAAGAATTTTTTGAGTGCGGTTTTATCGCAGTATGCCCCTTCATTTTTTATGATTGGTGACGGGTTCCCGAGGCTTGTTTATGAGATTAAACAGCTTTACACCGATGAGCCGTACAAGAAATATCTTGTTACGCTTAATCTGTATGATAGGTTCACCACCGAGAAAATCGACAATATTGTGGATGAAATCTATTCGGATGTTGCGAGGGCAACCTATACACAAGGTGAACGGCATTACAAATTCTACAATAACAGCGATAGGCAGTATGTCGCTGAATCCGATAAAACAATAAACAGAATAATGGCAACCCTTGAATTGAGGGTTTACGAAAGAGAGGAAGATTGAAATGGCAACAGTTAAGCCACGAAAAATTAAGCCATATAGCGGCTATTCGGCGAAAACCGCCGACAGAATGCTCCTTGATGCAGGTGCGTTCTTTGTGAATTACGACCCTGCTACAGACACATACGCAAGCGCGAAAAAAGCAGGCAAGTGCCTGGGTGTAACGATTAAAGGCGGTGAATATTCGGCAAAGCCGACACTCAGACGGCTTGAATTTGACGGCGTAAAGACAAGAACCAAAGGTGACACAGTAGTTGACGGTTGGGAGGTTTATATCAAAGCAACGCTTGCCGAGATGACTACTCAGAACTTCATTTACGGTCTGGGAGTTGCTGATAAAAGCATAGACGAAAAGGTTGTAGGCTACGATGTAATTACAGGTAGAGATGTAATCCTCGACAGTGATTACATTGAGAACATCACTTGGGTAGGTTGTTTGCTTGGTGAAACAAAGCCCTGCATTATTCAGATTTTCAACGGTTTCAATGAAAACGGTCTGACCCTTGCGATTGCCGATAAGGACAACGGCAAGATAGAGGCTCAGTTTTATGGTAACCTTTCACCCGAGGCTTATGATTCGGACGAGGAAATCAAGCCACCGTTTAAGATTTTCAGACCGACAGAAAAAACGGAAACAGTGGAAGCAACGGAGGCATAATTATGAGAAAATTAAGCATTAAAGACGCATTTACTCTTGCTCGCATTATCAAAAAAGCAGACATCAAAGAGGAAATTGCAGATTTCGCAAATCGCATTGCTGTCAAAAATAACAGTAAAGATGAAACAGTCAACACCGAAGCGGTCGGCCTTGAATTTGTGATTACGCTGTTGACTTCTTTGTCGAACAAAGAAACAGAACAGGAATTTTATTCATTGCTGGCCGACATCAGAGGCGACATTACTTCCGATGAGGTGAGTAAATTAAGTATCCCCGAAGTCCTCAGCGATGTAAAGAAAATCATCAGAGAGAATGATATTAAAAGTTTTTTTACCTCGCTCTCAGCCTTGAAGTAAGAACATTTGGAATGCTCATGCAGTATTGTTGTGGTAATACTGCCGTACTGCATGAGCTGTCTTTTTCTGAGGCTGTCGAGATTATCAAAAATGCTATAAATGACCGTAATGACGAATTGCTTTACAAAGCCTATATTTTGACTGTTGTGGGAAATTTCACAGGCTTGTCGTACACGGATTTCGTTAACAAGGCAACAGGCTCGACACGGTCTGACAACATTGTTGATACGGTCAATACAGAGGAAATTGAAAAAACGGTTGAAAACTACCTTGACAATTATAAATGGGAGGAGGTGTAGCTAATGGCTGTTGAAATATTTAAGTTATTCGGCTCGATTTTTGTTAATAACGATGAGGCAAATAAATCAATCGCCGAAACCGAGAAAAAAGGTAAAGGTGTTGCCGCAACCTTAGGTAACGGTATCAAAACCGCAGGCAAATGGGGAGCGGCAATGGTCGGAGGTGCGGCGGCAGGTGTCGGAGCATTATCGTCAGTTGCCGAAAATACCAGAGAATACCGCACCGAAATGGGTAAACTCGACACAGCTTTCACCACCAACAAATTTACAGCGGCAGATGCAAAACAGACTTACTCTGACTTGTATGCCGTAGTCGGTGACAGCGGACAGGCAACTGAGGCGGCTAATCATTTATCATTGCTTTGCGATTCCACAAAAGACCTGCAAAGTTGGACAGAGATTTGCACAGGTGTTTACGGTCAATTCGGTGATTCCTTGCCTATTGAGGGCTTGACAGAGGCGGCAAACGAAACCGCAAAAGTTGGACAGGTAACAGGTCCGCTTGCCGATGCTCTTAACTGGATGGGTGTGTCAGAAGATGAATTTAATGAAAAACTTGCAAAATGCTCATCAGAACAAGAAAGACAGCAGTTAATCACATCCACCCTCACATCGCTATATTCTGATGCGTCGGCTCAATACAAGAAAACAAATGGCGATGTAATGGAATCTAACAGAGCTCATCAGCAGTTGTCTGACACTATGGCTCAGATTGGTGCTGTCGCCGAGCCTGTCCTTAACTCTCTTATCGGTCTTGGCGGTAAGCTCCTCGAACAGCTCTCACCATTGATTGAGAGTGTGGCAAACAACCTTGCCCCTGTTTTAATCAACATTTGCGAAGAGGTAGCACCGATAATTGTGTCAATGCTCGAGCAGATAATGCCGTTAATTGAGGAGTTGCTACCGTTTATTGCTCAGCTTATGGAGCAGTTAGCACCTATCATTGTTCAGATTGTTGAACAGCTGTTTCCACCTTTACTGCAAATCATTCAGGATTTGCTCCCGTATTTTATGCAGCTAATAACGGCAATTATGCCGTTGTTTGGTACCCTTGTAGAGCTTTTAACGCCCGTTATTGAGATGCTTATTCAGCTCGCAAGCGTATTGCTCGACGGTCTTTTAGCGGCACTCACTCCGATTATTGAGGATTTAGCAACATTTCTCAATGACCTTTTAACACCTCTTATCCCGATTATCAGCGAGCTCTGCGACACCATCGTTGAAACTTTACAGCCTGTTTTTGAGCAGTTATCGCCTGTCATCTCACAGGTTTTCGATGCACTCCGTCCTGTTTTAGACTTACTCGGCGAAATGCTTGAAACTCTTATTCCTGCGCTTGTTCCGGTGATTGAATGGTTGGCGCAAATCTTTTCGGAGGTTTTAGGCGGTGCAATTAAAGGAGTCAAAAAAATTCTTGAACCGATTTCGGGGATTTTTAACGGAATTGTAGATTTCGTAAAAGGTGTTTTTTCGGGAAACTGGGAACAAGCGTGGAACGGTGTTGTTAACATTTTCAAGAATGTTTTTAACCTTTTGCCTACATTTGTTGAGAATGTAATCAACGGCATTATTTGGATTATTAATAAATTGTTGGAAGGCGTAAACTGGGCAACATCAATGATTGGCTGGGAGATAGATCCGATTCCGGAAGTAACCTTACCTCGTTTCCGTGCCGGCATTGATTATGTTCCACATGATAAGTTCGCCGCATATCTTGATGCCGGTGAGGCAGTTCTCACAGCTCAAGAGGCTGAGGAGTATCGTCAATCAAAGCGTGAAGGCAGAGGCTCAGTGTTTGAAAACGATTCCACTAATATCATTAACAACATCAGTATCAATATTCCTTCTGTTGCAATTAATAACGATATGGATATTGACAGCCTTGTCGAAGATATGAGCAATCGGCTCGCCGATGAAATAACAAGGAGGCAGAGAGCATATGCATAACTTTTATTTCGGAGGTAAATGGTTATCGTATTTCGGCGGTCGTATCACACAAGCGCCACAGCACGAAATCCCCGTTAGAGATGTTTCAACGGTTGAAATCCCGTGCAGAGACGGTGATGTTTTGCTTGATAACGGGCGGTGGCAAAATGTTGAATTTGAGCGTGAAATTTCCTTTTTGCCGTATTTATCCGAACTGTCAGCAAAGCACCTTGCGAGGGCCGTTATCGAATGGCTGACTTTAAATCGTGGCTATCAAAAGTATAAAGATACTTACAATCCCGGATATTTCACCGAGGCTTATATTTCAAATATTGACGATATTGTTCGTGAACTCCCAACATTACTTACAACAAAAATCAAATTCAACCGTAAGCCGTGGTGGTATTCAGAGCTTGGACAGCGGACTATTGATTTTGAGGTTAATAAATCGGTTTCCTTGCACAACCCCGAACAATATGAATCCTTGCCTACTATCATTATAACTAACACAAATGTTAGTGGTAATAATACTACGGCTATCGCTAAAGTTAGCATAAACGGCGAATCACTTGATTTGAAGTGCACAGGTGGTTATGAATACGCAATACTTGACGGTGAAACCATGCAGTATATAGCACACAAATCCGACGGTACAACTAATTTTGTTGACAGCACTATACCTCCTAGATTAAAGGTTGGAAACAATCAAATTGTTGTAACTGCATATAAAAACGCATTGCTGTCAATAAGACCGAACTGGAGGAGATTATAAAAAATGTTCCCTTTATTGTATAAATCGGATTTTAAAACAATTGGCCCAAGTAGATTTAACCTGCTCGGACGGATTACGGAAATAATCAGCGGTAAAGTTACTGAGGAACGAAACGGTGATTATTTGCTTGAAATGGAGTTATCGACAACGGACAGATGTGCTGATTTACTCGACACGCAGTATTTCATTAAGGCAAAACCGAACCCAACCGATGAACCGCAGTATTTTGAGATTTACGATTTGCAGTACAAAGACAAGAAATCAATTACGGTTAAAGCAAAGCATATCAAGCACAATTTGTATAACAATTTTTTGGTCGAAACTTCCAACCAAACTGATGTTGTGCATACTCCAAAGGAATGGTGGGATATACTTTGCACAGGTCGTGATTTTGAGGGTGATTCGCTGTTCCCACAGGCAACCTTGTGGGAGCACTATTTCAAATTTACATCAGATATTACCACAAAATCATCTATGACGCTTGGCTTCTGTACGCCCTGTACTCTTGGTGATTTTATGGGCGGTGCTGACGGTTCACTCGTTGATGTTTTCGGCGGTGAATATAAATACAATAACTTTAATGTATCGTTGTTAAAAAAACGTGGGGCGGTTACAAACTGCCATTTGCGCTGGGGAAGTAACATCAGCAGTCTTACGCAAACGCTTAATTCAGATGATATCTGTTCCCACGTTGCAGCTTATGCCACTTGCCACGACACATACAACGACAAGAACGTCATCCTCTGCTCTCAACCGCAAGAACTCAAAACCCATAAATCTAAGCTAATTAAGGTGAAAACGGTTGATGTTTCAGATGGCGGTTCGGTCTACATCGGCGATGAAACAGGTTACTGGGATTTCAACGCTCACACAGGCGAGAACAAGGACTTCTTGATTCAAAAGCTAAATATTCAAGCGCAGGTTTTAAGAGGACAGCTCGTAAACACAAACGGAGCGCCTACGCTCAATGTAAAGGTTAACTATCCCCCTGCACTCACCGAAATGCTTGGACTGCATTTATGCGACACGGCGTATGTTGATACTGAAAACGATAGCTTGCAAGCAAAAATAATTAAAACAGACTATGATTTCGTACTCGAACGGTGGAACAGTCTCGAACTCGGCACGCCAAAATCAAAGTTATCTGATTATATAGTTAAATGAGGTGAAAAAATTTGAACATTAATCATACAAAAATGACACTCGAAATTAACAGCTGTAAAAACTACGAAATTTTAGAGGTCAGACAGGGCGACAAAGGCTCACGCATTATTGATTTTGCGTTTACCGTCAACGGTGAAACTGTTGACCTTGCCTCTACGATGTCAGCGAAAGTCAATGCTACGGTTGACGATGTAATCGTTGCGGACAGCGTTGCCGCTATCGTTGACACAGAAAATAATGTAGTCACAGTTACGCTCACAGACACAATGCTTGCATTATCAGGCATTTGTAAAATGGATATTGTGCTTACAGAAGGCGATGAAATCATAACTGCTGAAACCGTTTGTTTGCGTGTAGGAAAAAGCGTAATCAACGATGATAGCAAAGCCTTCCCGGGAGCAAGCTCGATTGTGGAAATCACAAAGGAAATCGAGAACGCAAGAGGCAGTCAAAATTCACTTGGAGCAAGGCTTGATAAAACAGACAAGAGTATTGCCCGAAAGCTTGATTCAATGCCGTTCGACAGCGAACCAAAGAATAACAGCCCGTGTTACCTCACAAGCGGAGCAGTTTACAACGCTCTGCTTGTTAAAGCCGATAAAACTGCCTTGGCGACTAAATACGATTCGTCAAATATTGAAAGTGGTACATCAACACTCACACCGTATTCAACCGTCACCGATAAAATCAAAAGTGCAAACTGTACATATAAGACGATTGGTGACATCGTAATCGTCAGTGCAACGGTCAAAATGAACGCAGTATCTCTTGGCGGCAATAGCATGTGTCCGCTGATTGATTTGCCGTACAAATGTATTTCCGAGGACAATGTTTTTTGTGTTGGTATTTCAAACCTTGGCAAGCTCTTTAAATTTGCCATTCCGAAAAATAACACTTGGCTACAGTTTTCGACTCAGGATAAGGCCGCATATACATTCGCAGACGGCGAGCAGATTAATGTAATTTGTTCGTACAAGATTAAATAACGGAGGTATGAAAAATGGAACTTAAAGAAAAAATCACACTCGATATGCTCACAAAGGACAGCGTTTCGGTACTCAGACAGCAGTTTTTGACCTTTAACGGTGAAGAAATGCAGGTTGGCGGAAACATCCGCAATGCATACATGAACAGCAAATCCGGCAGAGAACAGCTCAAAACGGTGCTGTCTGATGAATATTACAATGCCGTTATGGCAGTTTGGGGCGATAATCCAACCATTGACGAGCCGATAGAAAGCGAGGTGTAAGCAATGAAAGAAAACATTTTACAGGCATTATTTGCCACGGTATGCGGTGCTATTGTCGCATATCTTAACATCTTGCTTGTGCCGTTTGCGGTGATGATTGCGGTAATGATTATCGACTACATCACAGGAATGGCACAGGCATACATCAGCCACACGCTGAACAGCCGTGTCGGTGTAACAGGTATTATCAAAAAGGTAGGCTATATCGTAGCCGTAGCGGTCGGTATTGTTGCCGACTATCTCATCAGCTCGGCACTTGTCAACTGCGGAATCGACCTGCGGTTTAACTACTGTATCGGCATGATTGTTACGATTTGGTTTATCATCAACGAGTTGATTTCAATCTTGGAAAACCTTTCGGAAATCGGAATCCCATTGCCAAAATTTTTGGTATCAATCGTCAAGAGATTAAAGACAACAGTCGAAGTAAAAACAGATGAAAGCGAGGAATAATTAATTATGAGTACTTCAAAACTTGTAAATTACACTAAATTATCGCCAAATCACAGCGGTAAAAGAACGCACAGTATTGACCGCATTACCCCACATTGCGTAGTCGGTCAGTGCAGTGTCGAAACTCTCGGAAACATTTTTCAGAACACAGCTTGTGAGGCAAGCTGTAACTACGGAATCGGCTATGACGGCAGAGTGTTGCTTTGTGTAGATGAGGGCAATCGCTCTTGGTGTTCATCAAGCAATGCCAATGACCAGAGGGCGGTAACAATTGAATGTGCAAGTGATACGGTAGCTCCGTACACGATGAACAGTAAAGTATACAACAAACTTATTGCACTCTGCGTTGACATCTGCAAGCGAAACGGCAAAACTAAACTGCTTTGGTTCGGTAATGAGGACAAGACGCTAAATTATTCGCCAAAATCAGGTGAAATGGTCTTGACTGTACACAGGTGGTTTGCGAATAAATCTTGCCCAGGCGACTGGCTTTACAATAGACTTGGCAATCTTGCAGACGAAGTAACCGTACAGCTCGGCGGTAAAACATCAAATAAGGAGAATGAGGAAATGATTAAATACGGTTCACACAACACAGCAACACTCGCATTTAAGAAGCAGTTAATTACGCTTTATAACATGAAAATTATCAAGACAAAAGTCGATAATTCAAACGGTTTCGGTGACGGCACTTTAAAGGCTGTTAAAGAGGCACAGAGAGCAGGTAAGGTCACAGTTGATGGCATTGTAGGTGAGAAGACAATCAATGCTATCTATCATCTTATCAATGACGGCATCAGGGCGAAGGACAACAAAATCGCAAATGCCAAGAAAGCACTCGGCTGATGTTAAATATTTCGCACCGTTGCAAATTTTATGTGGCGGTGCGAATATCATAAATGAAGAATTGGGGTGACGAAAATGGTAAATTTATATCAAGGCGATTGTCTTGAAGTGCTGAAAACTTTGCCCGATAACAGCGTTGACCTGTTACTGACAGATCCGCCTTATGTGTTAAACACAAAGGGCGGCGGAACTGTAAACAAAATGATGAAATTAAGTGAATCTTTAGCGGATGTCAAGAAAGCAAAAATAATTAATGGATATGACATTGAACTTTTCGGACAAGAATTTTTGCGAGTTATGAAAGAAATCAATGCTTATTTTTGGTGCAATAAAGCACAAATATATGATTATTTAAAATTTTATGTCGGACAACTTAAATGCAAATTTGATATTATTTGCTGGCACAAAACGAACGCTTTGCCCACCTATTCAAATAAATATTTAAGCGACACCGAATACTTACTTTATTTCAGAAAAGGAAAAGGTAAGTTATTTCCTGAAAATTATGAAGATGCAAAAACATATTATCTAAGTCCAATAAATACAAAAGATAAAAAAATGTGGAAACATCCAACTATTAAACCTATTTCGGTTACCGAAAAAATAATCCGTAATAGTTCAAAGGAAAATTTCACAATTTTAGATCCATTTATGGGGAGTGGAACAACAGGTGTTGCTTGCATAAACACAAACCGTGATTTTATCGGTGTTGAGCTTGACGAAAAGTATTACAAAATTGCTGAGGAAAGAATAAATTCAGCAACTCAATAA